GCCGGGGGTTGCTCTTCGCCAGCCGGGGGTTGCTCTTCGCCAGCCGGGGGTTGCTCTTCGCTACCCGGAGGTTGCTCTTCTGCCCCTGCCTCTTCTGCCTCGGCTGCTTCTCTAGCTGCTTTTTCTTCCGGTGTTTCTTCTTCCGGTGTTTCTTCTTCTGGAGGCGGAAGCTCATACTCAGGCTCTCCCGGATCAGCCTCAGGCTCTGGGAACTCATTAGGTAACGCATTAATAGGAATTCTACCGAAACCCGGAATGTCAACAAACTCAGGTGGAAAAAACGGGTTTCCGCTACTATCCTCTACTTGAGTGTCTCCAGTTAAATCAGCGTCGCCATTAAGCAAGTTTTCGTCTGCTTGTGCTTGTGCTGCTGCCGTTTCTTCTGCCCACCTTGCGTTAATTTCTTCTTGTGTTTCACCTGTCTCTGGATGCCTAGACCCCGGCTCAGGCCACACAGGTGCAAAAGTTTCTTCGGTATCTAAATTTTCTTTTATGTCAGCCTTGTTAGGCGACAAACCCATATCTTCCATTTCTGTTACAATAAAATCAGCCGCTGCCTCAGAATCAGGTTGATTTAAAGATTCTTCATAAATTTCAACTAATTTGTTGTTTATAAACTCAAGGTACGATATGTCTGGTGTTGCAATACTCCAACCCACCCCGTTTGCATCAAAAAGACCATCAAAAATTGTCTGTGCACCGGGGAAATAAAAATCACCTGCTGCTTTAGCAGCTTCCAAATCATATGGAGTAAGCGTCATCAGAACACCACCGAAGAGACTATAGTCACTACACAGGTAAGCGAAGCACCTACTACCAACCACGCCAGCTTCTCCCATCGAGCAGAGTGATCGTTAGTAGCTTTCTTTAGTTCTCTAAGCTCTACAGTGGCTTCAGCCCAGCGTTCGCCACAGGCTTTCTCGTGCTGTGCTATACGTTCTAAAGCTTCTAGGGCCACGTCTAAGGCTTTTTCTACGCTGCTCTTATTAGTCATCTACAAGCACTCTTATTTATCACGGCTGACTTTCTTAATTTTTTCTGCTGATCTCATAGCGCCTAACCCTAACATACCCATCAGCACAGGCATCATAGTTGCTGTGTCAATGAGTGGGATAGTAACAGTAGAGTCAAACAGTGCTAACGTAAAGTTAGCCACAGGGATTACAATGAAGTTCCCTGCCATACCTAAAACGCACACCCAGCCTACTGCTGGCCTCCAGCCGCTGACAAAAAGAGAGTTAGAAGCAGCTTCTACTTTGTTTACTTCTAACTGTCCTTTGGCAAGCTCTTGTGCATGACGTTCAGACATAGTGGCTATCTGATGCGCCAGAGCGTTTTTCTGGTCCTTGTCTTCTATGAACTTATCCAGTAAACCCGCTACAGGACCAATTAGCGACTGAATCATAACAAGGCAGTCAGTGTTATACTAAGGATGGCTGCTATTCCCGCCACAGTTAAAGCTCCTAATACAACGGGTGTGACACTTTCAATAAACTTCAGCACTGCTACTCCAATTTTTTCTAAGATGTTTGTCATTATGTTTCCTTATGTTTTTGTTCTATAAACTTAAGAATTTCTTTTGTTTGTTTTGCTATGAGGTCTGTTTGGCTTTTTATAGCCTTACGTTCAAACTTTATTCTATGGTACTGTTGTGCTGTTTTTTCACTCATCTTGTTTTAACTCAGGGATTTCGTCTCTGTATTCGTGGTAGTGGTCCCAGCAATTCTTACGAGAAGAAAACGATTCTTCGGTTTCTCCTGCCACAGCCTTCTTACAATAGCTGTTTATTTTTCCATTTCCGGGTTCAAACACTAGTAGAACTAAACCAAAAATAACAGAAAGTGCAATGTCCATGTTTTCTTTACTACCTCTTAATTAAAAAGTGATGTGTCGTTGTTAACCATTTTAGGTACACAATAAGCAGCTATGTTTTCTTGCCACTTGTACGTTCTTTTGTTTGGACCTACTTCACCTGTTTCTATAGCACTGGCGTACTTGTTACATTCGTATACGCTTTGGAACAACATATCTGGTGTGCTACTTAACACCCCGTCAATCATTACTACTAGTAGGAAAGCCAGTACCATTGTTATTCTTGTCTGTACATCCATATTCCAGCTACTAAGAAAGCCATAAAACAAACCCAAGCAAACACTACAGTCCCTACTAACTTCATTGTTTTCTTAAACTCAGCCCTGCGTTTTCGTATGATCTTGAGTTCTTTTTCGTGGGCGTACCTGCTTTCCTCCATGCGTCTTTTGATGCTTGTGTAGAGATCAAACTGTCCCTGCATCATGCAGATGTCTTTCAACTGCTGGTCAAAGTTGGCTAACTGTCTTTTTGCTGACTCCATTTTTAGCGCGTCTTTGTAAGACATCGCGCCAGCTTTGGCTTTCTCTACTTCGTTGTATTTTTCGTCAGCTTCTGCCCAGTTTCCTAGTATGCTATCTAAGTTACCCTTTCCTTCTTTAATAGTCTTTATGCCATCATTTAAAGCCTTTAAAGCACTAAGGACAGCTACAACTTCCCCGATCATTAATCAGACTCAGGCCAGTTCTGTGCGTTCATAACAACTGCTAGTGCATCAACATTAGCTGCATCAGTAATTGCTGTTTTAAGCCTTGCGTATTCTGTGATGACTGCTGCGCGGTAAGTAACGGTTGCGTCTGGTATAGCTACTTCACGCTCTGCGAGACGTATAACCATCCAATCTGTCGGTGCTAGTGCGCTATTAGCTTGAGACTTGATCTGGTTCTTAAAGTTATATTTTAGGCCGCGAGTGATTAGCTTCTCGCTTGTATCTACCATTTTACCCGCTGGCCTACCTTCGCCGTTATCAAAGTTAGGGTCTAGCACCTGCACAAACAACTGATTGCCGTCAGCGTCTTTAGCGTCAACATCCTCAACAGCCATTGCGGTGTTTGTGAAGCCTTGTGTAGCTACACCGTCTACAAGCGTTACATCGCCTTGCGTGACGTAGTAATACTTGCGGTCTTTTTGCTCTGCAAGGACAATATCTTGTAGACCATTAGCTGTCTTGAAGTCGCTGTCAGCTACTCCTGCTGGAAAGCTGGTGTTTGGAAACAACTGCTTTAGCGTACCTGTAGATATCGCCCCATCCTTAATCTGTGCGTACATTATTTTCTCCTGTTATCGGGCTGTGGCGGTTTTGAAAGGTGACTCAGCGAAGGCCATGAAAAAATAGGTTGCATTATTACTATTAGCGTAACTACCACTAGCTCTAATTTTAAACCCATTACTCAATATATCTACACTTGCTGCATCAACGTCTGCGGCATTTGTATTTGCAGCTAAAATTTTTGATGCAACATTTAATGGATCCCTTTTGTTGTCAAAAATGTTCCAGTTCAAACCGCTAGCAGAAGTTAGTTTAATCATCACCCAAGCTGGCTTGAAACCCGTAGAAATAAATGGCCCATCTGCATTTCCATTGCCGGTGTAACTGCCGATTTTACTGAAGCCCGGTTTTGAGGCAAAGCAGTAAGCTACACTTGCATCGGCTTCACTTTGATAAAAAAGTGTTGACGTTGGTGCAGTTAAAGTGCTGTTTGATTTTGCAGCAGTTGTATTTAATGAAAGATAATCAAAGCTCCCATCAATTGCAGTAGTGTAAACCCACCAGTTACGAACTGATGCTCGTGACTTAATAATAACTACATCAGGGGCAACATTTAGTCCGTGTCCTACAGATACATTAGATGATCCATTTCCTGTATAAGTCACAATACTAACCCCAGCCGCTTGGTTTGCGCTTGTTGCTGTCGAGTTTATTGTCCCGTCTGTGTTTTGTGACCCTGACCCGTTGGCTTTCCAGTTCCAAGAAACATAGTTCTCGCTACTGTTGTTTAAATCGTTTGAATTTCCGTCAATCACAAAGCCATTTGAATTTACGGCAGAAACTTTATTTGTACCGCTGCCCAGCGATGCTTCGGCATCAGTTGCGTTGGTAAACAAAGCCTTTGTTGTTGATCCAATACCCCTGACAGCATCCATTAAATTGTGGTACGAAGTCGCGCTTCTGTTTTTAATCCAAACAAAATCAGGTTGGAAGCCAACTCCCGTTACTGTTTGCGTTTGCCCCGCGCCCGCATACACCACCGTATTAAACTGCGCTGACGGCAGGGCAATGGCTGGGTCTGGGAGGTTGGCGGTTGATAGGGCTACATAGCCAGATGGTGGTGTGTAAGCAAGAGTCTTTTGACCAAAATTAATCTCTGCTGTTACACCTCCTGAATTACCAGAATCACCGGCAGCAAACGTAACATTCTTTAAATCCGCGCTTGTTGCAGTGTACTGAAGACTATTATTCTTGTACCACTTAACTGTGGAATTGTCATAGTCTATTGCGACTGCAATGACATCATTAGTTGTAAATGTTGCGGGAGCAGAACTAAGGACGTTAGAGCCGTTATAATAAATGTTGCCGCTGTAAACGTAAGCCATGTTTTTAGTTGACCCGTCAGGAAGCCATGTGCTATTTGTTGTTGCCATTGAAACATCTCTAACGCCGTAGTTTCCATTGGCTCCGTTGGTTGTTCCTTTAAACTCTGCATAGTATTTACCGCTTGTAGGTACAATTGTGGCAGTAGAAGTGCCGTATCCTGTAGATGGCGTTACAATTTTTAAGTTCCCTTCGCTGAACGTATTACTTACTGATCCTGTGTAAAGAGGATTTAACGTAGCAAAGTTATTCGTAGGCGAGTCGGTTACAACGTCAGAACTCAGTAGGTTAGTTGGAGTAAAGTTATTGCCTTGCCCAGAGGCGTCAGACGGAAAGGAGGTTACTGAGCTTGCGAACGGCTGAAGCACTGAATATGCTACTGCACCGGCTGCCGTTAAAGTTGGCCCGACAATAGAATTAATCCCGCCGTTCATCAACAATTTAGTATTTGTAATGTTTGTCAGTGGTGCAGTTGAAGGAGTAAAGTTACCTGTATAAACAGCCGATCCTTTAACTACACGAAGATTGCTTATATTCCCAAGGTACGACAGGGCAGGATACCCTGCAACATAATTAGCATATCCAATCCGCAAAAGATCAGTACAGTTATTAATTGTCCCTGAGTTGGTGACTGTTTGACCGTAAGCCGTACCATCTACATAAAGAGTCGTAGTGTTACCACTTCTGACGGCAGCTATATGATACCACTCGTTTAAACCTGAATTGGTAATAGCATCCCCAATCCCCGCCACATTTGAGTTGCTAGAACCATTTTTAAACTCAAACCGCCATTTATTGGCCCCGTCTAAGCATAGAAACCAAGCTATATTGCTTCCTACATAATCTGCCCAATGGCTAACGATAGCTTGAAAACCTAACCTCGTAGGATAAACCCACGCTTCGACCGTAAACTCTCCGCTTCCAAAATCCCAATCTGCGCTATCGGGGGCAGTAAGAACAGTGTTGTCGTTAAAGTACGCTGAACCTCCATTACTATCCTTAAACGGCAAGTAAAAGCCATTAGTCCCGTAGCTACCGCCTGTGTATTCTTTTGGTATCCATTGCCCTGTGTCTTCGTTGGTTTTGCCAAAGGAACTAGGAGTAAGCGCAGTGCCGTCAATGAAGTGGACTTCAGCCAAATAACCACCAATATTAAGATTTGCCGCATTGTTAAAACCATTTCCAACGGTATGCTCTAGTGTGGTGTTAACAAAACCATCATAGTTTTGAGCAGGGTATGTTTCAGTTGCAAAAGAAGTTTCTTGGACTCCGTTAACGTAAAGTTTTAATCGGTTAGACGCTGTGCCTTGAGTTGTGTCAACCGCTAAAAAAATGTGATACCAAGCTCCAAAATCACGAAATAGCCTGTTTGTATCTAATCTCCATTTAGTTGAAACGGAATAATCGTAATCGTGTATTAAAAGCTTATCCTCATAAAAAATCATGTAAGAATGGTCACTGTTGCCGTCAGCGGAAAAAAGAAAGTAATGTTGGTTGCTCGCCGAACTTGTTTCTGATCTTTTAACCCAGCCGCTCCATGTCCAAGTTTTTCTGTTACTAGCAGAACTGGGGGTACGAACTAAAGCCCCTGAACCTGCATGGTCATATATCAACGACTGCTCTATCTCAAGCGGCTCTGCAACAGCACCACTACCCATCAGTATTTTTTTAGAAACGGTACTCATTAGGACATCACCTGACCGGCTGTAAATCCGTAGTAGGTTGTACCACCGTCTACCGTGTAGAACACAAAGATGTCTACAGCGTCGTTAGTAGTCGTGAGTGTCGGGGCCGTGTCTGAAGCCCACTTGATGCTTGAGTTCCACGTTATTGTTCTAGCGGTTGAGCCTTGAATGATCCTAAGTGTAGCTGCGGATACTTTTCCAGACGCTGCTGGGTTGGTAAACGATATGGTAGTGTTTTCCGTTAAGTCATGGCTGAAGTTACCAGCCGTTCTAAGGTTTAGTGAAACAACATTAGAGCTAGAAGTGACTGCTGCGTACTCTTCGCTAAAGCCGTTGTCGAGCGTTATGACTCCGTTAGCATCTGCTGTGACCGCTTTACTTGCGGCTGTCAGGCCAAGGGTAGCTATGTCTAAGTAGTTGAGTTCTGCTGTAGTAGCCGTTACACCATCGAGGATGTTAAGTTCTGTAGCCGTAGAAGTTACACCGTCGAGGATATTTAACTCAGCGGCGGTTGATGTAACACCATCAAGGATGTTTAGTTCTGCCGTGGTGCTTGTAACGCCATCAAGAAGATTAAGCTCTGTGAAGGTAGATGTAACTCCATCTAAGATGTTTAACTCAGCCGCTGTAGTAGTAACTCCATCGAGTATATTAAGTTCCGCAGCGGTACTCGTTACACCGTCAAGTATGTTCAGCTCTGCTGTTGTAGACGTTACTCCGTCAAGAAGATTAAGCTCAGTAGCGGTTGAAGTAACTGCCACATCTTCATTAATCTTGGGTGAAGTAAGGGTCTTGTTGGTCAGTGTGGTTGTGCTGCTGGGAGTTACGCTAGAAACACTGCCATCGACATAGGCTTTGATGCTCTGTTGGCTAGCAATGCCTGTTGCACTGTCGCTTGCAAAGTTATTTTCATCTAGGAAATCTTTGCCGTCTAAGATGTTTAGCTCTGCTGCGGTGGACGTTACTCCGTCCAAGATATTAAGTTCAGCAGTTGTACTTGTCACTCCGTCAAGAATGTTTAGCTCTGCTGTAGTAGAGGTCACTCCATCTAAGAGATTAAGCTCTGTAAAAGTGGACGTAACACCGTCTAGGGTATTAAGTTCAGCAGTGGTTGCTGTGACTCCGTCAATTAAATTTAATTCTGCCGCAGTTGCTGTAACACCATCTAAAATATTTAGTTCAGCAGTAGTGCTTGTAACTCCGTCCAGAATGTTTAATTCGGAAGCGGTAGAAGTAACGCCATCTAAGATGTTGAGTTCGGCTGCGGTACTAGTCACACCGTCCAGTTTGTTTAATTCAGCAGCGGTGCTTGTTACACCGTCTAGTATGTTTAATTCGGCTGCTGTAGAGGTAACACCATCTAAGATATTTAACTCTGCTACAGTAGACGTGAGTGCGGTTGTTCCGTCGTTTAGTGTTGCGTAGGTTACTGTACCGCTAAAAGTAGGCCCAGCGGAGTTAGCTTTGGTTGCTATGGCTGTTACAATGTTATCAAATTCGGTTTCAAATTCCGCGCCTTTAATAATCTTACCGCTGTCTCCAGAGGGTAAGCCATCTTTGGCTGCAAAGTCCGTGGTCTTTGTATAATTAGACATTAGCTAGATTCCCTCAAGCAATAAAAATAAGGACAAAAGTGGGGGTCCGAAGACCCCCGTAAAAGTCCGTTACTCAGCAATAGCGAGAACGAAACCAGCCTCAGGACGATACACCTGAACTCCATACAGGCAATCAGCCGTAAAGAGAGTTGAGAGGTATTCCTGCTTGTACTGGGTTTGTGAACGTACTGACTGTTGCTCTGCAAGGACGATAGCGTCTTTGTGGAAGAGCAGGGCAGCACGAGTGTCGATAGCTGATGCGGAGTTATCCCCAGCGGCTTCGATAGTAGCACAGTTAGCAGACACGTACACGTCTACGCCGTACAGATTACCAATAAGACCAGAGTTTACCGCCTGACCACTTACGAAGTCAGAAGATACATATCGGTCAATACCCATAATCGTGTTACGAACAGAAGGAGGGATAACAAGCACACGATTATCCATCGGTACGTTATTATCATCAAGCTTCTGAATCATGTTGCGGAAGAACGCATCAGTAAAGATGTCAGCAGCAACCGCTGTGTCATCTGTGTACTGAGTTGTTGTACCGCCGTCGTTAAAGAAACAACCTGTGTGCTGGTAGTCAGTAGGCGCAACAGCAGCAGCAAATACAACTGCACCGCCATTACCAAAACCAGTACCACAAGAGTGCAGGTCAGTGTCAATCTTAGTAGAAAGAGCATAACCAGCGTCTTCAGTGTAAAACTGACGCAAGCTGTTAAGAGCCTGTACTTCAACAATGTCTTCGACGAGTCTTGAGTATTCAAAGTGTCGATCAATGTCAACAGTCAGTTCGCCCTCAGTGTTTGCAATGATAGTAACCGCTGTATCAGCAGCCTTAGCATTCGCATCACCACGGACAGGCTTAGGAATATGGAGCTTATCGCCCTTCTTCCCGTTCATGCCAATCTTCTTGACAAGAGGAGCTAGTTTAAGGTTCTTTTGATAAGCAGCAATAATTTCATCGGACCAGATTTCTGGTATGAATGTAGCCGCTTCTGTTTTTGCAGTGTTGCCCCCTGCACCGGGATATGTGGCAGTAGCCATTAGTCAATCTCCTAATAGATTATTTGACTCGACCCTCTGCGTAAGCTGCTAGTATCTCTTCTGATATAGCTTGGTAACGCTCAGGGTCTGTTCTCATTAGTTTTATAATGTCGGCCCTACGATATATTTTTCTACGGTTTCCTTCAGCACTGCCTTGTGCGCTACCTGTGTTAGCTGCTTTAAGTTGCTGCTTACGCGCCTGTTTTTCAACTACGGCGGTCTGCTGTGCAACGGTCTTGCGTTCTTTCCATAAGGAAAAAAGTTCATCAGCAGCTTCGGAATTGAATTGCTGGTCAGCTTCTACAAATAACTGAGTCCTAATCTTAGAAGCCTTAATCCAATCAGCAAACTTCTCATCCTTGAGAATGTCCTGCATGTCCGGGTGCTTGCTCTGAAGCGTTGCCAAAGACGTTTGCTTTCTGTACTGAGTTGAATAAGCTTGTGCTTCCTTAATCTTAGGATGGTTCTCAATTGCACGATTAACGGCTGCTTGAGGGTCCGTAAAGTAATCTATATCTTCTTCAGGCTCAACGTATTGTTGAGGTGCTGTTTGTTGTGGTTGACTAGTTATGTAGTCATCTACAACTTTACGAAGCTCTCCTACTTCAGAAGACTGACGGCCTAAAAGCTTCTCAGCTTCTTGGTGCATCTGTACAACTTCTTCCAGAGACTTACTTTGGTACTTCTCTGGTATTGTAGGTTGATCTTGAGGTTGTTCAACGTCTTGTTGAATCTCTTCTACTTCGTTTGTCAGGTCTTCTGCGTTTTCCTCTTCAGGTGGCAGATCAACTAACGTCGCTCTTGACATATTAAAACTCCGTGATTAAATCATTGTGGAGATTGAGATTTACTACCTGCTTGCTCGTGTTCTTTTACCCACCTAATGTGTCTACCGGGGAAATCCCCACTAGAACCATCAAGTATAAAAGCCGGGGCAGATAAGGTTTTTGTAGCCATGCTGCCACAACCGCACCTACTGGTTGTAGTACCATTAGTTACAAATTTTTCAAATACGCATCCACATTCACAGCGGAAATCGTAAACTTTATACATCTTCTTCTTCCTCTTCAGCTTGCTCTCTAGCTACTATAATGCTATCCTCTAAGGTTATTATAGTGGCAAAAGCGGCAATTTGCCCTTTGCGAAAGAATAGTTCTTCTACATCTTTTACTGACCTTACGTCAGAAAGGTCTTTTGAATTGTCAACAAGTTCCTCTAAGAGTTGTTTGAAACCTTCGTTGTTAAAGAGTTTATTGTAGTTATTGAAGTAGGTTTCAAGCTCAGGAGTCATTGTTTCCCTTATGTTTAACTATAGTTATATTTTAGCATATTTTTCAACAGAAGTCAAGCTTTTTGTTTATCTCTTGCCTTTACCTGTTTTTGCTGCTTTTTTGAATGATTTTGCACTAGGTGCGCCTGTAGACCCAGCTTTACGCATTCGTTCTCCTGAACCCGCAGCGATACGCTTACGTTTTGCGTGTATGTTCGAGTAGAGTCCTTGTTTTGTCATTACTTGTAACCCATCGTTCTTGTGGGTTTTTTCTTCTTTTTGGGTTTTTTCTTAGGGGTGGGACGGGTGTAACTGGTTTTATTACCATAGTTCATTGCTTTTTCCTTTGCTTTTTTAGACAAGTCATCTAAATGAAATAGTTGTACGGAAGTTGTTCCGTGTGTTTTACCTGTGTGTACTTCACCGTTAGGCATTTTATGAGTACCACCTGTGTACAACGTACCGTCACGTTTGTAATGATTAACGCCTTTAGACAAAGATCACCTCCTACCATTTTTTGCAAGACCAGTACCTTGCCGTGAGTTTACTGGGTGGGCTGGTGTCACACTTGTGACGCGCCCTGAAAGACTTACGCCTCGCTGGTTGGTCTTTCTTAATCGTCATGTTAGCGTCACCAAACCGTATGGTTTTAGTCTGGTCACCTTGTTTAGCTACCACGACAAACTTCTTAGTCTTATGACTTGGAGTCCTTTTTGGTTTGTTGTACGCGCTTACCCCCGCTCTTGCTAGTTTTGGGTCCTTGCTCTTTGGCATTACATAACTCCTTGATCTGGTGTTCTAGCTTGTCTAGGCGGTCCAACAGGGGCTGGAGTTGGTTGTACGTTTGTCTGAGTAGGCCCTGAAGTTCGTTGTCGGTTAGCATTAGTTTTACCTTTGATTTCTTGTTGTTTGAGGAGAGTGTCAGCAACGCGCATACGTCGCTCAAACTCTTTATCATCAGAATCGCCTTCGCGTAAGTTTCTAGTTACAGCGTTGATACGATCTATTTCTAACTCTTTTGGTATTGAGTCAGCTTCTACAGCTAACTTAACTGCTCTTGCAGAGGATTCCTTAGCCTGTGCAGACAGCGCAGCGGTTTGTGACTGTTGGAACTGTAACTGTGATTGTTGTACAGCCTGTTGAGCCTGCTCTGCCTGAGGATCAGGTTCCATAGCTTTCTGCATCGCTGCTAACAAATCTTCCCGATTAGACAAGTTCATGTTTTCAATAATAGACTGAATCAGTGTGTTGTACAGCGGTGAGTCTTTCTGCATAGTCTGGAGTAGTTGCACAAGCTGAGTAACCTCATATTCCCTAGCCATAATGCCCAAAGTACTACTGGCATTAAACTTGTAGTCAGCTACGGGGTAGTTCTCAGGGTCAAACTGCATGTAGCGGTAAGCAGCCTTCTTCACAAAAGGAAGCAAGAAAGACTGTTGGAAGTTAATCAAGGTACGCTTGTGGCGCTTAATGATAGCCCCTAGCGACATTGAGATGCCAGCAGCCGTGGCTTCACCGTTAACCTGTCCTGCGATACCCGCTGAGTCTACAGCCCCTGTAGCCTGTTGTACCATCTGCTGTAACGCACCGGCTTGAGCAAAGGTAATCTGGTCTACCTTACCAAAGTTAAACGGTTGCAGTACTTCTCTGGGATCACCGCTGGTTAGTATTATCTTACCGGGGCGTATCTCAGGTTTAGCGCCTCTAGGTAACCTAGTGGCGTCTATGGCTAACATGGGGTGTACTGTAAGGCTCAGAGCGTCTATCCTAGCTCGTAACTCTGTGTCAAGAGCTTTCTGCGAGTTGTAACCTTTTTCACATACACCACGGCCCCAGAACCTGCCGGGAACTACGTCCCACGAAAAAGCTATAATGGGACGGTCCTGCATCATGTAAGGGTTAGCCTCTGCCTTTAACAGGACACCACCGTTAGCAACTACTATGACTGCTTCAACGTACTTAGATTTATTCTTTGTTTCTTCTGTTTCTTCTGTTTCGTCTAAGTCAACTAACTCTTCTTCATCTTCCTCACCGTCGTCTTCTGAAGAGCTTTCAAGAAGTTCTCGTGGAACTAGACCGTAGTACTTGGTTAGTCTGACTTTCTCGTCGTTGTACATTGTCAGGTCTTGGTCAGGCTCTAGTTCTGTGTCTGGAGACGCTGTGCCAACGTGTACGTCACGGTACACACCCTGTTCCTGCAAAAGCTCTACATGGTGTAAGCTAACGAACTCGTCGATAGCAACGCCCATAGCGTCCTCTACGTTAGTAGCTACAGGGTCAATTAGGAAGTTCTGGGGTAGTATAGGCTTGAGTTTAACTTTTACTGTTTCTTTGATGTTAACACCGACAGCCTGTAAGTCACCACCCATGATGGGCTGAGTTGCCGGGACCATCTCT